TTGTCTTCTAGCGCCGTAAACGGAGCTTTAGTTTCAGGATCTTCTGCTAACGTTCGTTGGGAGATTACTTCAAACGATACAGGATCTGGTTTATTCAACTTGATCATTAGACGTGGTGACGACTACCAAAACAACAAGACAGTTCTTGAAACATGGAACGGTTTGTCATTAGATCCTAATCAAAACAACTACGTAGCTTACGTTATTGGAGATCAAGCTTACACAGTTGCTACAGACGATTTGGATAACGCTTACTTACAATTAACTGGTTCTTATCAAAACAAGAGCAAGTATGTAAGAGTTAAAACAGTTAATACTCCAACTCCTAGCTATTTAAACCAATACGGTCAAGCACAAACTCAGTACACTGGTTCAATTCCTAAGATCGGATCTGGTTCTAACAACGGATCTTTTGGTACAGCTACCGGTGCTATCTTCGGTTCTTTCGGAGTAGAAAAAGTTAACTTCTTCGAAAGCATTCCTAATTCAACATCAAATTACTCCTTAACAAGTCCAACAAATCCTTTAAACATTCAAGGCGTTTACGCTCCTGACTACGATACAGCGATCAATTTATTGGGAAATAAGGACGCATACAAATATAACGTGCTTTACGCACCAGGTTTAACTTCTCTTAACGCTTCAAGTGAAATTAGCAGTTTAGTTAACACAGTTCAAACTCGTGGAGACGCTATCGCAGTTATTGATATGGTTGGTTACGGTCAATCTATTCCTACAGTTTTAGGCGAAGCGGTTGCTTTTGATAACTCTTACGCAGCTACTTATTGGCCTTGGGTACAATTGAAGTCAAGAGAAACTGGTAAAGTTAATTTCGTTCCTGCTTCAACAATCGTTCCAGCTGCTTACGAATACAACGATAAAGTTTCTGCAGAATGGTTCGCTCCAGCAGGTTTAAATAGAGGCTCTCTTTCAACAGTTTTACAACCAGAAAGAAAATTAACTTCTTCGGACAGAGACAGATTATATCAAGGATCAGTTAACCCAATTGCAACCTTCCCAGGCGCAGGCACAGTTATCTACGGTCAAAAAACTTTACAAAAGAAAGCATCTGCTTTGGATAGAGTAAACGTAAGAAGATTATTGATCGCTCTTAAGAGTTACATTGGTCAAATCGGTGAAGGTCTTATATTCGAACCTAATACTCAAGTAACTCGTAATAAATTCATTAACCAAGTTAATCCTTATTTAGAGTCAGTTCAACAAAGACAAGGTTTGTATGCATTCCAAGTCGTAATGGACGAAACTAATAACACTCCTGATGTGGTTGATAGAAACCAATTGGTTGGTACTATCTACTTACAACCAACTAAGACTGCGGAGTTTATCCAATTAGATTTCAACATTTTACCAACTGGAACAACATTTGGCCAATAATATCAAACAAAACAGAAAATGAACGATAATACAATCATTAGAATTAAAGTACCAGCGCATTTATACGAGAGTGTAAAGGCTAAGTTAATAATCAAAGAAGAAGCTGAAACTCCTGTAAAAGAGGACAACCGAAGAGGAATGGATGCAGAAACAATTGAGGCTGTTAACAGAGCGCTTAAAATGATAATGCAAGAAATAAACGTAGAAAAGGATCCTCAACAAAGAGAATTGCTTAAAAAATCTGCAGTAGGCCTTGGTCAAATTTCTCAATGGTTACAAACAAAATACGCTAGAAAAGGCGCACAGGCTATGAACGAAGCTAAGAAAGTAGACCCTAAAAAAGTTGCTGAAGACAAGAAAAAAGCTGACGAAAAGAAAAAGAAAGAAGCTGAAGCTAAGAAGGTTGCCGACAAAAAAGCTGCTGATAAGAAAAAAGCAGACGAAAAGAAAAAATAAGTAAAGTAATATTTATACTAAATACAACCAAAAATGCCAGTATTAGACCCAAATGAGATTATGTTTACGTCGTTCGAACCTACAGTTTCTAACAGGTTCGTAATGTACATAGACGGCATTCCTTCATATATGATCAAAAAAGCAGACGCTCCTGGTGTTACTTTAAATGAGATCAAATTAGACCATATCAACGTTTACCGTAAGTTAAAAGGTAAAGCTGAGTGGAGAGATATGAGTTTGTCATTATACAACCCAATTTCTCCATCAGGCCAACAAGCTGTAATGGAGTGGGTAAGATTACATCATGAGTCTGTAACAGGACGTGATGGTTACTCTGACTTTTATAAGAAAGACTTGAACTTATCTATCATCGGACCAGTTGGAGACATTGTTTCCGAGTGGATTATCAAAGGAGCTTTCATTAAAGAAGCAACTTTTGGAAACTACGATTGGTCGACCACGGATCCTACAGAGTTAACAATCTCAGTTGGAATGGACTACTGTATCTTGAACTACTAGTCTCAGATTAGCGAATATAAAAGAAAGGCCGCCTCACCGCGGTCTTTTTTTGTTCCCGGAAACTTGAATGATTTATATTTATTTTTAAACAAGTTACCAATATGTCAGAACAAAAGTTTACGGTTCCTACCGAAATGATAGACCTACCTTCAAAAGGTCTACTTTACCCAAAAGAAAATTCCTTATCCGCAGGCGTCATTGAAATGAAATACATGACCGCTAAAGAAGAGGATATACTAACCAACGTGAATCTATTACGTCAGGGCTTAGCTATCGAAAAGATGCTTAAATCAGTTATTAAAAGCGATATAAAGTACGAGGATCTGATCCTGGGCGATAGGAATGCGCTATTGGTATCAGCTAGGATATTAGCTTATGGTAAAGATTACAATTTAAAGTATCTCAACCCTAACACCGGAGAAGAAGAAACAATCGTGGTGGACTTACAGAAGTTGGGATATAAGAAAGTGGATTTATCCATATTCAAGAACAACAACGAAGCTTCTTACGAACTACCATTTACAAAGAACGAAGTCACTTTTAAGATTCTTACAATCGAAGACGATAAGCGAATCGACGAAGAAGCTAAGGGAATTAAAAAATCATTGGGCCAAGACGCTGGAATTAGTTTAAAATTAAAGCACCAGCTTACTTCTGTCAACGGAGACAGATCAACCAAAACAATCAGAGACTTTATTGATTCAGGAGCGTTATTGTCAAGGGACTCAAATCCGTTAAGACAATACATAACTTCGGTTACCCCAGACATTGAAATGAAAACGACTGTCACTTTATCAGACGGTACTGAAATGGAAATCGACGTACCGATGACCGCGGAGTTCTTTTTTCCCGGGAGCGGAATATAGACATACGTTTATGACCGAAGTCTTTGAGCTTACCTATCACGGTGGCGGAGGCTTTACCTATTCCGAGGTATGGAACATGGACGTAAATAAAAGAAGATTCAATCTTAAGAAGATCAATGAGTACCTAGAAAGAGTAGAAGAGGTTAGAAACGATCAACAAAAGAAAATCACAGAAAAGACAGATCCCAAAAAGATTAATGTCCCAGAGTTCGCCAAATCAAAAGGCGAGGAGCAGAAGTTTGTCTCCAAAGTAAAATCTAAGTCTTAATATTTATATATAACCAACGCGCGTTAAATGGCAGAAGAAATAGATATTAGTAAAGCTCTAGAAGAATCCCTTAGGGAATCCAGAAGATTACAGGGTGATCAAAATAAAGAGTTAGATAAGTCGATAAATTTACTATCGAAAATTAACGATTTAAGGGACGAGTCTATTGCGAAAGTGAAAGCATTAAATAAGGAAACTGTTAATGTAAAAGCTATAGAAAAAGACGTTCAAAAAGCAAGAGAGAAACAGATTCTTAGTGCGAAAAAGGAACAAGACATTGCTAGAAGCTTAACTAATAATGAAGTAACGAATGCCAATAACTATGTAAAAAATATCCAAAAAAGAAAAGAGCTAGAGAACGGCATTCAAAAAGCTAAGTTCCAAAACAATACGATCGTACAAGCTCAGTTACAGGCTCAATTAATTGCAATAGATCAAGCAGTAATATCAGATGAGAATCGTTTAAATATAGATGAAAGAAGATTGGCGTCAGTTATAGAAGCAAATAAAGTAACTGCAGAAACTCAAAAAATATTAGAAGCGGAATTAGCTACAGAAAAAGAAATTAACAGTAGCGTAGGTCTGACTGGAAAGGCTTTTGGTTTATTAGCAAAAAAATTAGGAATCGGCGATAAGTACTATGGCGATATGGTACAAAAAGCAAGAGATTTAAACGAAGAAAATAAAAAATTATCGTTTTTTGATAAAGCTAAGTCATTAGGAAAAGCTGCAGCAGGTGGAATAGGTACTGCTTTATCGGATCCACTAACCTTGATACCAATAATGGCCACTGCAGTAGGTGGACTTGTTAAAGGATTAAAAGCTGCCTTAGACTATATACTAGAAATTCAAGACAAAACGGTTAAGTTCGCAAGAGCGATGAATCTTTCTACTGTAGAAGCTAGAAAGATAAAAATGGAATTTGCTGATTTAAGTATTAGCAGTGGAGATATCTTTATTAATTCCCAAAAAATGGCCGAATCTCAAATGGAGATGGTCGACGCTTTAGGAGTTACAAATAGATTGACCAATGAACAATTGGCAACTAACATCAAGTTAAAGGATATTGCCGGACTTGATTTAGAAACAAGAAAAGGACTTTATGAAGCTTCTAAAGTAACAGGAAAAGAAGAGGATAAAATAACTAAATCTATATTAGCGCAAGTTATTGGTTTAAAAAATGCGACTGGTATAAGTTTTCAATATCAAAAAGTTCTTAAAGAGGCTTCTAATTTAGGAGGCTACTTAGGATTATCTTTCGCCAAATATCCAGAAAAATTAACGAAGTCTTTACTTACAGTTAAAGCAATGGGTCTAGAATTAAAACAACTAGATTCAATGGCCGATTCTTTTTTGGATTACGAATCAAGCATAGCAAGTGAATTCGAAGCTCAATTACTTACAGGTAAAAATATAAATTTGGCAAAAGCCAGAGAGCTTTTCTTGAATAACGAATTAGCTGAAGCCGCTCAAGAAATTAATAGTCAAGTAGGAAGCAGCGATGAATTTTTAAAGATGAATCGTATAAGCGCCGAGGCTTTAGCGAAATCTTTTGGAATGAGTAGAGATCAGCTAGGGGAAATGCTTAAACAACAAGAAGTTTTATCTAGAGTAGGCGCAAAACAAGGAGACAGCGCAAAAGAACAGTTAAGACTAGGTTTAGAAAAATACAAAAATCAAAAAGCTTTAGCTGCTGCAGTTGGAGAAGAGGCGTATCAAAATTTAATGAATGCTTCTGCTCAAGAAAAAATAGCCGTTTTCATAGAAAAAATAACTCAATCTTTTGCTGACTTCGTAGAGAATTCAGGAGTCGTAGGAAAGATAGAGCAATTCGTTAATTTCTTATCAGAACCTAAAAATATAAAAAGAGTTATTGAAACTATTAGAGACGTATTTGCAGATATAGCAGAAGTAGTATTATCTATAACA